TCTAAGATAATTAGACGAGAAGCAAAACACCGTTATGGTTCTAAATTTGCATCAAAAGCTATCATTTGGTATGATCGAGTAGGAATTAGAATACCCGCATATCAAGATAAACTGTTGAAAGAGTTAGTTGAAGATAACGAGAACCTAAGGGAAGTATTACGCCTGGTATGTTTGGAACGTGATGAATTGAAAAAATCTCAATCCTTTATTAGTAAAATGCGCAAAAAATGGTCTAAATGACCTGTTTACCCCCCATTCGAGGGTCATTTATCCAATTCTTGAATGAGGTTGTTTAGCCTTCTAGCCGCACCATAGATCTGAGCGAATTGACTGTAAGATAGCACCTTTGGAACCCCTCCGGCTTGAGCTTCCTCTGCTTGTTCCTGAACGATTCCGCCAAAGATACCGCCAGCTCCCACGCCTACTGCCGCACCTGGAAGCCCGCCAAATAATGCGCCAAGCAACCCACCCGCAGTTGCACCAATACCCCCAACTACGAGATTTTCAGTCTCAAACCAATCAGTCAATTGATTGTCGGTCATATCCTTCCAATTTTCGGGTAGATATTTTTCGAGGTATGCTAAACCAAGACCTGCCACTAATAGTAAACCAGCTGTTGAAGATAGTAAAGTTGCAAACGGTGATAGGACTCTATTAGCAGTATAGGCAGTAGTAGCGGTGTCGAGTAATTCTCTTTCAGCTCGACCCAAGACGATCTCATGTCTAACGATATTATCTGGTTTAGGTTTAGGCATTGAATCACTCCGGCAATTCGTAAGCATCCCATGCGTCGGCCGCTTCGTTTGCCGAATCGTAATTTTGAGGAAGGTCTCGAAGGAATTGTCGGTAGTCCTTTCGCGCTTGACTCATTGTTAGGTCTTTGACCCCCCACCAATCAGTTAATTTCAGAACCTCATTTCTCCAAGAACGAAGGGTTCCCCAATCTAAATCAATCCAAATAGGCTCCTGGAGTTCACCGTCAACCCAATGGTCAAAAGTTCGATTTGGCTTAAAATTACACATACTAATCACGCATATTCAAAGGCCCACGCGGGCATATTTTGTCGAGTTAATGTCCCTTCTGATAAAACAAAAGTTGAGGGGAAAGTGTTGGCAGTTCCTGCACTACCAAACACATTATTGTACGGGGTGTTAGGGTAATGGGTCATTCCTAATGCTAAGAAGTCATCTCCTTGATTGGTTGTTTGTGTTATTGTTGGCGGTGCGGTTCCTTCAGATTGAACGCCAAACCAATAAGTCGTTCCGGCTGTTAATGCAACCGTCGAAGTCCAACTTGAGCCGCTGTAAAGTCCAGCTGCTCCGTTCATGTCTATTTTGATAGAACCGAGAAGGTCTTTCGGCCAACCTGTATCGGTTGTATCGTAAATAGCACACCAGGTGTCATCCTTTCCGGAATTGTTTGTGTTCGAGCGCATTGTTAGCGTTCCTACGTTGCCCGTCTTTGGTGCTACAAAGCGGAAATATTGAGGGTATTCTTCAAGTGGTGATTCTGTATTGTCAATTTTTGTGATCTTCTGCATATCCATTGGTTGAAAATACTTGTAGGTGGCCGTTAATTGAATACTCAATGGAATAGGTGATTGAGTAGCGGATGAACCACCAGCACTTGTTAGGCCTGTCCATTCACCAGCTACACTAAGCCTAGCTAAGTTAACTAGGACTATTCTACGCAATTCATCTTCTGCTCCCTGCTCAGCATAGATTGTTTGCGCTACTTTCTGAAAATCTGAGAACGTGAGGTTCTCCAGGTCGGTAGTTTTCAGCAATTCGTATATCCTGCGATCCGGTTTTGCGTCTGGTAATGGCATTATTTCACCTTCTCAAATACAAAATCAATTGGTGAATCGGCGAAACGCCTGGATTGAGTGTATACACTTTTATTGATTGAAAGTAATTCAGAACCGCGAGTGTATGCATAAGATACACCCTCTATCTTTCGCATTACCTTTGATTTGTCTCGATAGTATACACTAACCATTAATTCAACAACCCCTGCCAATCTGCACGGACACTTTCGACCGCTAATTTAACCAAAACCAACCTTCTAAGCTCGTCTTCATTTAGAGATTCTACACTAATCGGGTTGCCTACTTCCGGCACAAATTCTCCTGCAGCTAATTGTCCGGTCAATGCTTCGAGGGTTTGACCCTTCAACAAGGCATAAACGCGAGCTTCTCTTGATTCAGCAGCTGGTAAAGGCATATCATAACCCCAATAATAACATGAAATAACCCACTATGTTATCCGGTAATTGCGCCATTTTTGGCGGTGTTGAAACAGGTGCAACACTAGGTGGTTTAACTTGGATCGGCGGCGGTGTATAAG